AATCAAGAGGTCTTGGATTTGTTTCCAAGGAAAATGAGAAAGAACTCAAGGTCAATATTTCCAATAAAGAAGTAGATAAACTAATCAAGCATTATAAGAAGCTTAAGAAAGAGGAGAAATCTAACCTTTCTCATATCAAAAGGTTAGGATTAGTTGACAAACACGGTAAACCGTTGCAATAAATACACTATATCAGGGGAGTGCATATGCTTTCTACGCAATATAGATTGCGCCTGGAGTTCATTTGCAAGTGTATTGCGAATGGAGAAGAGGTTAAACTAGAAGATATGATCTGGGCAGAGAAGTTGGGTAAGTCTAATACAACTGCTAGAGAGTGGTTGAAGAAGGCAAGACGCCAAGCTGCTAATCCTGATATGCAGGAAGGTAGTATGGATGATTTTATGAATAGGATGGGGTTAGGTGACCCCGACCCATCCAATCATAAAACGGGGTTTGAAAGTGCTGATGAGATCGTAGATTGGTTTCAAAGAGATAAACCTGACGATTGGAGACAAAGAGACTAAAATTGTATCGTATTATACAACACTACTTGACTATATAATATGTGAAGGTCTATAATAGGCCTGTCGTTCATCCCCCGTAAGGAGGACGCAAGTAAGTCGCGGAACGGAGCGTTCATCCTATGTTATCATTACTGACTGTCTTTGCCATGCATGTCCCACCTGAGAACCATCTCAGATGTGAAGACTATAAGTGGTTGAAGGAAGGAATTGAGAGCACCACTCTCTTTACTCCCGTGGAAAAGTTTACTATCATCACCAGATGGATAGAGCATACCGATCCACACTGTTTTGATAACAAGGACGCAAACGACTGAAGGAACGGGAGACTTAAAACTCACCCTAGTATTTCAGGAGTAATCTCATGAACACCTTAAATCTTATTAAAAAACAGATCACTAAGGCTGCAGCACTGCATGATGCACAGATCTCTCACACTGCATATCGTGGTGTTGAGTACAATGTAGATTGTGCAGAACATAAAGATGTCCACGGTACATTCTGCTATCGCGGTCACATTTATAACAAGTGAATTTACTTGTATTAGCAATTAGAGGACCTGGTTGACGGGTCCTCTTTTTTTGTCTATAATTAGTTGTGCAATGCAAGTATGTATGGACAAAGAGAAACTAAAATTAATTATCAAAAACTTGGAGTCTCTTGTAGATTGTCTAAAGTCTGAGGTTTACTCTGATATAGATGCATACAAACCAAACTATGAAGAGATAGTACCTCACATTTCAGATTACGACGAAGTATTTTATGACGATGATGGATACCCAGACTGAAAAAGTTAAACTAATAAGCGTTACTCCTGACGCAGAACAAACCATGGCTTACATTGCTAGGGTTTCTAATCCCGCAAATCAGGACAACGAAAAGTTTGCAGGTCTTTTGCGCTATTGTATTAAGCATAATCATTGGAGTGTCTTTGAACAGTCCACGATGACTTTGGAGATTGAAACTACAAGGGCAATCGCGGCCCAAATCTTACGTCACCGTAGTTTCACATTTCAAGAGTTCTCTCAACGCTATGCAGATTCTTCTCTGTTAAGTGATAATATTCCTCTTCCAGAACTTCGTCGTCAAGACGAAAAGAATCGACAGAATAGTATTGATGATTTAGATCCTTTTGAAATTCAAATTCTAGAGAAACAGATGCAGACTCTGTTTGATTCTTCGATGGCACTGTATAAACAAATGCTTGGGCGAGGAGTCGCAAAAGAATGTGCTCGTATGGTGCTTCCACTCTGCACCCCCACCAGAATCTACATGACGGGCTCATGCAGGTCATGGATTCATTATATAACTTTGAGGTCTGCAAACGGCACTCAGAAGGAGCACATGGATGTTGCTGAGGCATGTAAGCGAGTGTTTATTGAACAATTCCCTACAGTGTCAGAAGCCCTTGAGTGGGTCTAAATATTACTACACATAATTCTACGCATGGCAACATATCCTGTTATTAACAAACAAACTGGTGAACAAAAAGAAGTATCGATGAGCGTTCACGAATGGACTAAGTGGTGTGAAGACAATCCTGATTGGCAGAGGGATTGGTCAGATCCATCGACAGCACCAAATTCTGGAGAACTTGGGGAAGTCTATGACAAACTCAAGAAGTCTCATCCAGGGTGGAATGATGTTCTTTACAAGGCTTCAAAAGCGCCTGGTTCCCGAGTAAAACCTGTTTAATTTAAATTACATATGCCAAGAAAAAGAAAAGTAACGGATCAACCAATTGGAGTTGGACTGACTGCTAAGCAGATGAAAAGGAAAAAACCAATCAACTCTGATTTCCTTCGTGATATTGAACCATTAACAGAGAATCAAAAAGTTTTATTTGATCTATATGAGAATGGGAAAAATCTAGTAGCATATGGTGCAGCAGGAACAGGAAAAACATTCATCACACTCTACAATGCATTGTGTGATGTTTTAGATCCAACCACTCCATACGAGAAAATCTACATTGTCAGGTCGCTTGTGGCTACCAGAGAGATTGGTTTCTTACCTGGAGACCATGAAGACAAGTCTGCACTTTTCCAGATTCCTTATAAGAATATGGTGAAGTACATGTTTGAACTTCCTACTGATGCTGACTTTGAGATGTTGTATGGCAATCTCAAGACTCAAGGAACTATTAGTTTCTGGTCTACATCTTTCATTCGTGGAACAACTCTTGATAATGCTGTTATTATTGTTGACGAATTCCAAAATTTAAACTATCATGAACTTGATAGTATTATTACTAGAGTTGGAGAAAACACCAAGATTATGTTCTGTGGTGATGCAACTCAATCTGACTTACTCAAGCAAAATGAAAGAAATGGTATTGTAGATTTCATGAGGATTCTTAGACTCATGCCATCTGTAGACATGATTGAATTTGGTGTCGATGATATTGTTAGATCTGGATTGTGTAAAGAATATCTCCTTGCAAAACTAGAACTTGGCCTATGACCTTTATTCATCATAATTATCTCGGTGATCTTGAACTAAACAAAAAAGAAACCAATGGCATCCGACTGTACAATCTTCCCGATGGTCAGTGGGTGCCTTCTATTACTTCGGTAACTTCTTTTTATAATAGACAGATCTTTGCTAAGTGGAGAGCAAAGGTTGGTATCGAGGAAGCAAATCGTATCACAAAAAAAGCAACTGCCCGTGGGACAGATTTTCATGAAGCAGTTGAAGTTTACATGAGGAACAATGAGATCAATTGGGACGACTTTCGTCCTGCGACTCAGTTCATGTTTCATCATGCTAAACCATATCTGGACAAGATAAATAATGTACATGCTATAGAAAGAACTCTGTATTCAGAGTATCTTGGGTTAGCGGGTCGAGTTGACTGCATCGCAGAGTACGAAGGAGAACTAGCAGTTATCGACTTCAAGACTTCAGAAAAAATTAAACCAGAAGAGTGGCTTGAAAATTACTTTGTTCAAGAGATGTTTTATGCTACTGCCTATTATGAATTGACTGGTATCCCTGTTAAAAAATTAATTACGATCATGGTCACTCCAAGTGGTGAAGTGAAAGTATTTGACAAAAGGAACAAAGGGGATTATATTAAATTATTAGTTCGCTATATTAAGGAATTTGTATCTCACAATATTGGGCAACATGGAGAATGAACTAGAAAAGGCATTTGAGAATAAGTTCTTTTGCCCTGCTCGTTTTGCACAGGAGATTGAATCTCTTGTAAAGAATCAGGAGGACATGAGCTATATTGATGCGATAGTTTATTTCTGCGAACTCAATGCCATTGATCTTGAGTCCGTGCCAAAACTAATTTCCAAACCATTGAAGGAAAAACTTAAGTATGAGGCTATGGAACTCAATTTTCTCAAGAAAACTTCCCGTGCAAAATTAGTATTTTGAATGATGGCCTTTGATGCATATCGTTGTTATCTGTCGATGAAGAATCACTTCACAAAAGATTCTTACGACTATCACAAATATAATGGAAAGAGTCGTGCAACTGTTAAATCATTTTACAAGCGTAAAGATCGTTTCTGGTTTGAGAAGTTAGCACGCAATAAAGACGATAAAGAAGTAGTAGATTTCTTTGTATCTAATTTCATCACATGCACTGATCCAAGTAAACTTTGGATTGGTGAGATGATTAAAGAAGGTGAAGATAGGTACACTGCATGGAAAAAGAGAACACAATCTCTTTCATATCTCTTTAAACAAGAGGTAGAAACGATCTTTGATGATAGTAATTTTGATTCCATGTTTGCCATGGATGGATCACGACATCCACAAATACTCAAAGAACATCTCCGTGGGAATGTTTCTATTGAGACTATGTTGATCCTTGATGGCATTCTAGGATACAAAAAACAGTGGGATAAAAACCTCACTGACCCAGTGTGGGAAACCGTCAGTATGAGAATGAAAAAATATTCACCATTCCTAAATATTGATGTACCTCGTTATAAGAACATTTTGAGAGAAGTAGTGATCGGAGACAAATGAGTTTTTTTGATTCTGAAATTGTTAGAGCAGAGATGGTTGAAATCTCTGAACTCCAAGAGGAAGTATATTCCAGTGTGATGAAGTTTTCCTATATGGACAATGCTGATAAATTGCATCATGTTCAACTCCTTGAGAGACTTCTTAATAAGCAAAAAATTCTTTTCACACGACTCTCTTTGTCGGATGATCCTGAAGCAAAGCAGATGAAGCAAAACATTGTTGACTCTGCCAAGATGATGGGCCTTCCACCCGATGTTGATATCACAACGGTGTTTGATCAGATGAATCAAATGCTTGAGATCATGAAAGCACAGATTGACACACAGCAGTCTGAGCAGTAGAATAACAAGGTACACACAAGCCAAATCCAAACTAATCCGAGGTAATCCTATGTCTTTCGCAGACCTTAAAAAGCAGTCTTCTCTTGGTTCACTGACCCAGAAGCTAGTCAAAGAAGTAGAGAAGCAAAGTAATACTGGTGGCGGTGGTGATGACCGTCTCTGGAAACCCGAAATGGACAAGACTGGTAACGGTTATGCAGTCATCCGTTTCCTTCCCGCACCTAATGGAGAAGATCTCCCTTGGGTCAAGATGTACTCCCATGCCTTCCAAGGCCCTGGTGGTTGGTATATCGAAAACTCCTTGACCACTAATGGTGGTAAGGATCCTGTCTCTGAGTACAATCGTGAACTCTGGAACAGTGGTAATGAAGCAGACAAAGACACTGTTCGTAAGCAGAAGCGCAAACTGTCCTACTATGCCAACATCTATGTTGTGCAGGACAAAGCAAATCCTGAGAACGAAGGTCGTGTGTTCTTGTACAAGTTTGGCAAGAAGATCTTTGATAAGATCATGGAAGCAATGCAACCTGAGTATGAGGATGAGACTGCTATCAATCCTTTTGACTTCTGGGCAGGTGCTAACTTCAAACTGAAACTGAAGAAGGTTGCAGGTTACTGGAACTATGATTCTTCAGAGTTCTCTGCACCTGGTCCTCTGCTTGAGGATGATGATGCTCTTGAAGCCGTCTGGAAGAAGCAGTATTCTCTCCAAGAGATTGTTGCATCAGATAAGTTCAAGTCCTATGATGAACTTCAGAAGCGTCTGAATTATGTTCTTGGACAGAAACCTGCTGCCCGTCGCTTCGATGAAGAGACTGAGGATGAAGACAACGATCGTGGTTCTTTCACTCCTGACTTCCAAACTCGTAAGGCAGAAGAGACTGTAGTTGCTGCAACTGCATCCTCATCTGATGATGAAGATGATGCACTGTCTTATTTCCAAAAACTTGCTGAGGAATGATTATTCGTACAGTCTAATATTCTGAGCACGCTTAAGGGTTCCACTCACATACTGGGTGGAACCTTTTCTATATTCCATCATTTCTTCCAGATCATCTACTACAATTCCAAGATATTGTGATTTTAAAATAAAAATTTCTCTTTTTTTGTTGTTGAGATCTTCTTCATAAACATAATTAGTAACCTCCTCTGCCATGTTAGTTACATCAACATATGATTGAGTGAGTATATCATAGTATGAAACCGTTTGATTCTGATCAATTTCAAGACCTGCTGGAAAAATTACAGTTCCAAAAGAGTTTTTGACTTCAATAGATTTATAGTGATGAACCTCAGAAAATATTGTGTCATAGTCACCATACTTCGATAACAGATACTCGTCAAAGACAGTCTGAGGCATTGGCCATTCATCATGTACATTTAATATATTGTTTGCTAATAGAACCACCCAATCTAAAGTTTCATCTCCATATAATTCAAATGCTACATTGTCTGGTCTATCATCTCCTTTGATAATGTAACGATCAAAAAAGGCTAAATCTTGGAAAATGTCCTCTCTTAATTTTCCTTTTTTAAATAAATTTTTGACAGTGGTATAATCTGATATGTTTCTACCGTCAGTTGTACGGTTTACATATTCAAAGTCTGGTAGATTGCGGAAGTATGGATTTGCCATTTTTAGTAACCTATATTAGTATCATTTTCTGGTTTACCCTCTATATTTCCATAATCGTCATTGAAAAGTGGTTCAAGTTCTTGGAAGGTAAATTGCAATTCATATGCAACCATTGATGAATTAGCATATGTTGCATAAGTTCCATCAGGAGTATAATTTACATCGAATCCTATTAATGCACATTCTTTAATTTTAGGAAGAAAACTGTGATCACTTAGTTTATGTCTATACTTTAGACTATATGTATTCGGTGTTTTTAAAAATACATTAGTCGAAGATCTTTGAGCAGCCATTGATTGCTTGAACATTCTTATGATCTTCTTTATCATAATACTCTCGTTCTCACTTCTAGGACTCATTCTGTATGAGAAACCAAAAGACCTTAATGTGGGACCACTGAATAATAATTCCAAGTTTGGATTAACAATGATACCTTCTGTTCTTCCTAGGAGACCTTGTACTCCTGCTGCTCTTTCTGCAAAAAAGGATGTTAATGCAGACTTCATATTTGGATCACTCGTAACTTGACCTATAATACGCTCTATAGATTCTCTTCCACCAGCACCACCTCCGGCAATTATGCTTGTTGCAAGGTCTGATTTGGCAATATCAAAAGCATCCATTGGTTTTCCACCCCAACCTACTTTGTTACTGTCTTTTGCATTAATGATAGGAAGCATTACTGAACCTATTAATCCTCTATTTTTTGTTCCCGTCTTTTCTCTTTCAGCGAAGGTAAGTCCACTTAATTTTCTTGGTACAAATTCGTAGACGGATATTTGTAGAGTATCTTGAATAGCTGGTTCAAGATCTAGTGGATATTTAAAAGTACCATATATTTTTCTTGCAACAGACTGTCCTGCTAATTTTTTGACAGCACCAACCTGTTCACTTTGATTTTCTATCCGTTCTCTTGCCAATCGCGCCGCTTTTTCTTCTTCAGTCTCTGGTGGCGGCGGTGGTGGTGGCGGTGGTGGAGGTGGAGCTGCATTTTGTAGTTTTGCTGCATTTGCTTTTGCAGTTACTGGTGGAGCCCAATGAACTAAAGTGTTTATTATACTATTCTGAGCAGTTTTGTAA